TTGTCAAAGACATAAAATTGATTTTCTGTTGCTTTTCTGAAGAAACCAGCGTGAGTATTTGTCGCGCCATTAGTATAATGTCCAACAAAACCAATATCCTCTGCGTCACCAGTACTATTTGCTGACAACAAAATTATAGAGTCATTAACTGACAAGCTGCTGACATTGATCGTCGTTGCATTACCTTGAATAACAAGATTACCAGAAATTGTCAAGTCTCCGCTGATAGATCCACCAGAAGTCGACAATTTAGTGTTTGCTGCACCGTAAGCATCATTTGCTGTTGCTCGAGCAGTATTGGCTTGATCGCGCGCAGAGTTTGCTTGCCCATATCCAGAATTCGCTGTATCACGAGCAGTGTTCGCTTGACCATATGCACCATTTGCGGTATTGCGAGCAGTATTTGCCTGATCTCTAGCGGTATTTGCTTGACCATAAGCATCATTGGCTGTATCACGAGCAGTATTCGCTTGTCCATACGCACCATTGGCTGTATCTCTAGCAGTATTGGCTTGTCCATACGAATCATTAGCAGTGTTGCGAGCAGTATTTGCCTGGCTATATGAGTCGTTTGCAGTATTGCGAGCGGTATTCGCTTGAGCATATGAATCATTAGCTGTTGTTCGAGCAGTATTCGCTTGGTCTCTGGCAGTATTTGCTTGATCATAAGCATTCAATGCATTGGTGTTGGCGGTATTTGCTTGACCATAAGAAGCATTTGCTACATCGCGAGCAGTGTTTGCTTGTCCATAAGAATCATTTGCAGTACTACGTGCAGTGTTTGCTTGATCGTAAGCAGCATTGGCTTGATCGTAAGCAGCACCACCAGTTGCCGTGAATGCAATGTTTGCATTCCCAGCACTATTTGTTACTGATACGGTAATCGTGGAGGTATTAACAAAGTTGATTTTCTGAGTTGTGACATCAGAAGCACTGTTTGCGTAAACAGTTACTTGTGCGTTATTTGCTGCATTGTAAGCACTGTTTGCAGTGTCACGAGCAGTATTTGCTTGGTCGTATGCTCCATTAGCAGTATCGCGTGCGGTATTAGCCTGATCTCTAGCAGTGTTCGCCTGTCCATAAGAATCATTTGCAGTTGTACGAGCAACGTTCGCTTGATCTCTGGCGGCAGTTGCTTGAGTGCTTCCAGTGTTTGCCTGTCCATAAGATGCATTGGCAACGTCGCGAGCCGTATTCGCTTGATCTCTAGCGGCATTCGCTTGCCCATAAGATGCATTAGCTGCGTCACGTGCAGTATTTGCTTGATCGTATACGATGTTTGCATGAGCATAAGCACCATTTGCTTGACCGTATGCTCCATTCGCAGTATCTCTGGCAGTATTCGCCTGATCTCTGGCAGCATTGGCTTGATTATATGACTCGAATGCAGCAACTAGATTTCCACTTCCATCAATTTCAATTCCAGAAACAACAAGAACTGGACCATTTGCAGTTAGAACTGCATCACCAAGATAGATAGAACTGTTTGAAAGATAAAGATCATTGAATCTTTTATCAGCTGTACCAATGTCGTAAGTTACATTTAGATTTGGAACAATGTTCTGTGTGATTAATGACGCAGCGACATTTAATGTTCCTGTCATCGTATCGCCAGATTTCAATACTCTGGTATTTGCATCATCATATGCAGCATTTGCTTGACCATAAGATGCATTGGCAATATCTCGAGCTGTATTGGCTTGAGCGTATGCATTCTCACCAATAACAGTAGCACTATTCGCCTGATCTCTAGCAGTATTTGCTTGATCTCTGGAAGTATTGGCTTGGTTTCTAGCAGTATTTGCTTGATCATAAACTGTATTCGTCAATGAATAAACGTTACTGCTCCAAATAGTGTCTCCATTACCATCTGTTTCAAGCACTTGACCAGCAACACCACCTGTTGGCGGTAGATTAAATGTGTAATTTGCTAGAGCACCAGAGGCATCAACAGTTACTGTATTTGCACCAGCAAGGAATTTAAACTTCGTACCAGTGACTTCATTTGTTAGAATGTTACCTTGACTTGCATCAATTGCAGTGCCAGTACCATTAGCGCGAATAACTTTTGCTTCAACAGTATTGCTTAATTGCAACGTACCATTGGAACGCATAATAGCATTTCGTGTAGTATTTCCATACCACGCGAAACCAGTTTGACCGTTATTTTCGTCTGTGCCACTCCAAATAAAGTTTGTTTCAACGCCAATTGCATAGTTTGGGTGACCTGCTTCGTTAAAGTCATAAAGACGAACACGTTCACCATTAAAGTTTGTGGTGCTTGGTGCTTGAAGAGTTGTTTTGCTGCTCAAGAATCCAACAGCTGTTACATTTGACTGTACATTTAGTGCACCAGTCATTGTATCGCCAGCCTTCAACACTCGAGTATTGGCGTCGCCATATGCTGCGTTTGCTTGATCGTATGCGCCGTTTGCTGTGTCTCGCGCAGTATTTGCCTGATTACGAGCAGTATTCGCTTGATCGTAAACAATATTTGCATGAGCATATGCGCCGTTAGCCTGACCATACGCACCATTTGCTTGGTCGTATGCTCCATTAGCAGTATCGCGTGCGGTGTTTGCTTGGTCTCTAGCAGTGTTCGCTTGACCATATGAATCATTAGCAGTCGTACGAGCAACGTTCGCTTGATCTCGAGCTATATCTGCTTGTCCTTTGGCGGTACTCGCATTAGTGTTAGCCGTATTTGCTTGATTGCGAGCGGCATTTGCTTGATCATAAACTGTGGCAACATTTGTGTTAACATTGACAATTGTTGCGTTTATTTGATTAAGAGCAGTATTTGTTGCAACAGTGGCTGCTCTTAACGAATCGAAGTAGATAACTCCATCACCGTCAGACCAACCCCAATACCCAATTCCAACTTCAGACCAAACTAGAGCTGAATTTTGATTTGATCCGCGATTTACCGTAATGAACGCATTTAATGATGGTGCGCCGACCACGTTCGCATTTAGAACAATTTCATTATCTTCAACGAGAAGAGTTTCAACATTAAGTGTGGTGCTATTTCCTAAAACTTCTAAATTTCCAGAAATTACAAGATTTCCACTGATTGTTCCACCAGAACTTGAAAGTTTTGTATTTGCTGTATTGTACGCATCGTTGGCGGTTGTTCGAGCAGTATTTGCCTGGTCTCTGGCAGTATTGGCTTGATCTCGAGCACTGTTGGCTTGATCGTAGGCTGCATTAGCACCACCATATGCAGAAATAAGAGCAGACTCTCTAGCCAGAGGAAATCCACCAGAAGTAACACCATCCTGAACAACGATAGTGTCTTTATCCATATCAATGAAGATTTCACCAACAGCACCAGTTGTATTGGCAATATTTGCTGTATCGTATCTTCTAAATTGTAATGTTGTTGGCATTTAGAGTACTCTTAAATTCTAGTTTTAATCAACGATATATTTATAAAATCCTATAAGACCTATGCATTTAGATCTGTCGGTATGAGGTAGAGAACTTCCATCAGATCGTATGTGTCGATACCAGTCATGAGATCTGTTGGGAGAACTTCTGGGTCGAATCCAGAATCATTAATTAACAATGATCTGAAGTATCTAATTCTTGTCGTAATGTCGGTTGCTGCAAATCGAAGACGAACATTACCGTTATTTACATCCGATGTGAATACGCCAACTGGTGCACCAATAGAAACGTTTCCATACTGTAACATGTTTGTGACATTTCCTGCATGAAGCAGAGCGATCTCGCAAGTCAAATAACCCACAGAGCTGGAGACTTGAATTTGATACTTACCGCTTCGGAAGGCTGTAGTTGACCACGAATCTACAGTTTCGGTAGAGGTTGAAGTCGTATTATAAGAATAATCTTGAACACCACCGATAGAGGTGAATGATATATTTGCGTTTCCACTACTATTCTGAACACTTACAGTTACAGTTGATGTATTGACAAAATTTAGATTTTGAGTGGTTATTCCTGAAGCATTGTTCTGGAATACCGTTATTTTAGCATTATTGGCTGCATCATAAGCGGCATTGGCTTGAGCATAAGCATTTAATGCATTAGTGTTTGCTGTATTTGCTGCGCCATAAGAATCATTCGCCGTTGTTCTGGCGGTATTCGCTTGATCGCGAGCTGTGTTCGCTTGATTTCTGGCATTATTTGCCTGATCGTATGCATTTGCTGCTTGAGCAGTTACATTCAACCCAGCAGTTGTTGAGAAAGTTCCAGCATATATTGTATTAACGCCACTAATATCACCACTTGCTCCTGTTGTGGTAATATTACCAGTAACAATCAAGCCACCTGAACTGATGTTCAATTGACCTGTCATTGTATCGCCAGATTTTAAGACTCGAGTATTAGAATCTGCGTAGGCTGAATTTGCTTGATTTCTGGCGGTATTGGCTTGATCTCTAGCGGTGTTCGCTTGGTCTCTAGCAGAATTGGCTTGTCCATATGCATCGTTGGCAGTTGTTCTCGCCGTGTTTGCTTGATTGAACGCAAGAGTTAAGTTGGCTTGAGTAGCAACGACGTTTCCAACTAAAAGAATACTATTTGCAGCGATATTTGCTCGAAGTGTTGCAAGCGTGGTGTTTGCAAAATCAACTACGTTATTTTGATGACCTGAATCTGGCAAATTATCGAACAAATACCAAGTACCATCTCCAGCATCACGAACAAGACCAGTATGAGTTACTGATGGACCACTGTTTTTCGCACCAATAAATCCTATGTCAACAACATCGCTAAGAGTATTATTTGCGCCGAGATAAATTAATGCATCATCAACAACAAATGTTGAAACATTAATATATGATGTGTTGCCACTAACAAATAAATTTCCACTGATATTCAATGAACCATTAATGGTTCCACCAGAAATATTAAGTTTTAAATTGGCTGTATCATAAGCATTATTTGCTTGTAGATATGCGCTGTTGGAAGTGTTTCTAGCGGTATTCGCTTGATCATATGCATCGTTTGCAGTAGTGCGCGCAACGTTGGCTTGACCATATGCGCCGTTCGCGATATCTAGTGCAGTGTTTGCTTTATCGTATGCGGCATTTGCAATTGTCGATACAGTTGATACCGTATTTGAGATTGCATTAGTTAATTCGGTTGTAAAGGCTGTAGTTTGTACTGTTGTGTCTGGAAATGTTAATGTACCATCTGCACCAAATGTCCAGTTTTGTGATGCTCCTCCAGTATTGGCTCTAATTTGAACATATGTATTAGCGTATAACTCAGCAGACACCGCTCCCATAAACAATGCAGTAGAATCATTATCAGTAGTTGTTAGATATGCGGTGTTGGCTCCGAAAGTAGTAAGGTCTAGTTTAGAATTTCCTAATCCACTAATTGGTCCTGTAATTGTACCACCAGATAAACTTAATTTAGTGTTTGCTGTCGCATAAGCCGCATTAGCAGTTGCATATCCAGCATTCGCTTGACTGTATGCATCATTGGCTTGATTGTAAGCACTATTTGCTTGAGAGTATGCTCCATTAGCCTGAGCATATGCACCATTGGCTTGAGCATATGCACCATTAGCCTGATTATATGCTCCGTTTGCTTGCGAGTAAGCACCATTTGCTTGGGCATATGCTCCGTTGGCTTGACTATATGCGCCATTAGCAACATTAAGTGCTGTATTTGCTTGGTCTCTTGCCGCATTTGCTTGATCATACGCATCACCAGCAGCAGCACCAGTGACTGCAAACGAAATATTTGCATTTCCGTTTGTATTTGCAACTGTGACAAGAATCGACGATGTGTTTACAAAATTAATATTTTGTGTGGTTGCGTTGGCTGCACCACTATTTGCATACACCGTGACTTTGGCGCTATTTGCCGCATTGTATGCAGCGTTGGCTTGTCCATAAGCACTATTCGCAGTAGATCTAGCAATGTTTGCTTGATCGTATGCAGGTCCTGTGCCAGCACCACCAACTGTTGAGATTTTAACAGTAGAACCTGCAGGTGGATTGACAGTTATGGCAGCACCAGAACCTCTGTCTGTTGCTGGTTGGAATGATGTATTACTATTTGATCCAACCGTTACCTTCATTTCTTTATGACTTTGTTACTTGTGGGTAGACAGTAATGACTCCTTCAATCACACGTGTAACAACATTTGATGTGTCTACCATTCTAACGTCATAAAGATATCTGCCAGCTTTAATGTTTGCTGTAGTTGCTGCATTCATAGATAATGCAACGTTTCCGTTTGCGGCGTCTGTAGTTGCCACGGTTAAATTCGCAGCAACTTTATTTGAATAATATGATTTACGAATAGATGATGAGAATGAATATCCAGCAACATTAATTTTTGTGCCGTCGTCATTTGCAATATCTATCGTGTAGGAAAATGTAGATCCTTGATCGCAAAATAATTCTACTTGACTTGCCATGCTATTTTCCTATTCTTTACTTTGGTGTCAACAAAACTAAATGACAAGAGTTTGCAGTAGAAAATGTGCAATTTCCGTTAACTGAGAATCTATAATAATTTTTAAATTTTATAAACTGCGGATTCTTGTCAATAAGAATTTCGCAATAATCAGATTCAGTTGAGGTATTAAACACAATTGTTTCATTTCTTAAAGTAAATTCTTCCATGCTAGCATTAAACACTAGAAGAATGCTATTACCTGTTGTAGTGAAAGAAACGTTATCTGCACTCACTTTTTTAACTATCACATTTAAGTTTGATAGATCGTTGAGAGGCGAATCATTCTGTATTTCTTTTATTCTCTGAATTTTATATAAACATGCATTCTGAGAAGGAATAATCTTACATGGCTTATTCTCAGTCCAGAATTTTTTATAGGAAACCCAATCATTCGAATTATAATAAGAACCAGAAACGCGATCGTCGGATCCGTCTTGATATTTAATATCAATCTCTCCAGCCACTAGAAAATAAAAACTATTGGCTAAAAACATTTGAGTAGAGTGGATCTTTGGGTCGATCTTGATACCTTCTAGAAAGTATCGATCAATTTTTCGAGTATTATAGAGATTTTTATCAATGTCATCGAAATTTAGATTGGTCCCACCACCAGCATGCATTGAATATGAAAATACTTCTTTAAAATCATTTTCAAGGCTCATTTTTCTCTTCGTCTTTTGCTGGTTCTGGTGGTTGAGGCAATTCCCAATCAACAGGAATTGTTGGAGGAACGGTTCTGGTGATTGCGCGCTCTTCTAATTTTCTATTTATATAATCAACTCCTGTCAATCTTCGATATTCTTCAAGTTTCTCCTCACCTAAAGAGTATATATAATTGATAAATTCCTCCTTCTCTCGCTTCTTATTGTCAAAGATCTTCGACGGACGAACTGGATCGTTCTCTTGGCGAGTTGTTGATTTCGCAGAATCCAGATAATGATAGCATTGGATCTTTCTCTGATGATAGATTTTATATCCAGCCAATATGGATGTAAGAGACATATATTGTTCTTCATACTCAAAAAACAATCTAGTGTTGAATCCGACATCTTTAATCCAGGTAGCAGGTGCGAAAAAGTTACCTGCGATCGTATGGATTCCAGGAACAACAGTATCAGTCGCGGCAATCCAAGGACCATGAACCTTTAGACATAATTCCTTATCAAATTGCCAATACTTAAAATTCACTGTTATATCACGAGTTAGTGTATGTTTTGTGATATAATTTGAGAAATACTCGAAATTCTTCGTGCCTGTTGTTAAAATAACTTTAGGGTTATTTGCAAGCCTAGATGCTTGTTGATAGTCCCACAAAAGAGTGTTATCCCAGTCTTTATCAAAGAGCATATGAGAGTCGATCTGATAGAAAAACTCTTCATCATAGTGCTGCATGGCGTTGATTGCTCGAGCCCAGACGACTCCATCAGCATATTCTGGGTCTATTCTTTTGTATCGAATCGCAGCATTGTCTAGCAACTCTGGTGCTTTTGTCTCTAAACTGTCTTCTTTTTTGGTCTGTTCGAAAACACCATAAACGATCTTATTTCGACCAGACTCATTTTGCCTTAATGAGTTCAGAGTTGCTAAAAGAAGTTTATCTCTATATGAAGCAATGCTTACGAAAATAGTTTTCATTTATCTCCCATCTCCTTTCGTAAGGAGAATTTTCTCTTTCCGCAATAAAATTTTCTATAGAAACTCTTAATTTTACCAAAAAACTCATCTTCTTTATAGACATTTTTATAATTATCAACAAGTCCATAAGAAGCAGTGAATGGGACATTCTTGAGAGGAATGATGTGGAATAGAGGCTCGCCCATCATAATCTTAAACTGACCATATCTCTTTGGTCCAGTTAAGAAATTAATCGTATGAAATCCGCTACCATAATCAATAACACCTGGAAGGATATGAAAATCATCTAGAATATTGCTATGATAGAATGCAGGCATAATCATCATATGGACTCCAGGCTTGCATCGAATATGCCAAGGTGCTTGAATGTTATAGATTTCAGTTTTAGATCCATCGTCGTTTTTAATTGCGCCATCGAAAATAGTTGGATCGAATCCTCTTAATGGAATTTTAGAGCGAACTCTAGAATCGATTGTTCCATCAAATATCTCTACACCTGCAGAGTTGTACATGAACTCAAAGTTGGTCCATGCTGGAATGATATATCCTAGACGGGAATAATCTAACATTCCTGGACATTGAGCAAAGGTGTACGATCCATGCTTTTCGACTTGATACTTTTTAAATTTTGTGTCGACTTCTTTTGCAAGTTTAACTCGAGTTTGTTCATGAGACGCAGCCTGACCCATGAAACAGATAAACTCAATATCGTCTTTTTTTGGATGAATGCCATTGTCCAAAATGTCATTATTATCACCCATAAAATACTTAATAAATCTCATTTCTTAACCCTCAACTCATTTGTATAATAACTAAGACGACTATTTTGAATTCGATTCATTTGATTATGAGTTTCTTGTTCTTTTTTAGTCATTTTTCGAATAACAGGTTTCTTATCAAAAATATTTCTTTTAATTGGTATTACAGTAATAAGCGGTGTTCCTGCATAAATCATTCCATCAAAATTATGAGCATGCCAAACTGCTGGAAAATTCACTTCTTTTGTATATTTGTCAGTATCAACCATTCCACCTAAACAGGTAAACGGCTGTGAGAAATTATTAATCGGAGGAATAAAAAGGCTTGACCATCCTGGAGCAGTTTTCACAACCCAATAATTTAGGAATTTAAGAGCATCTCCATTATTTCTTTTAATTGTGCTGTGACCTCCGACTTGTCGCTTATCATGAGATTCAATAATTGGGAATGATCCAGCCAATCCATTAAAAAGTATTTGAGAATTGTCATGATTTGTTAAAACGTGGCAATCAGCAGCAAGAGGGATAACAAAACCCAATGACATTGCATCGATGAGAGGCAGACATCTTTTCGCAGTCATGATTCTTTTATCACCACTGCTTTTATCTCTAGCAGCAATGTATGGTTCTAGATTTTTAAACCATTCTGGAAAGTATTTCGCTGCTGGTTTTGGTTCAGGAATTACACCTTCGAATTCTTTTCTACAATAAAATTCAATGATGTTATTTGACCAAAACTTGAGTTTTGTGAACTTTGAGAGATCCATAATTTATCCATTAATCCCATGGTCCATATATCCAATTCACTAGCGATTTCCGCACACCTTGTGTAACTGCTCGAACACGATGAGGCATGTGAGAGGCGAAGAAAATAATATCACCTGCATTTGGTCGAAGCATTATTGGCTGTTCCACATTACCATTTGCAATCAATTCGAACTCACCACCAACATAATCAGAAGCATCAGATAACATAATTGTTGCACTAATTTTTCGAGTTAAATCAGCATACATGGAATCTGAATCAACATGCCAGTTATAATATTGATTTTCGCGATAAAGAGTATATTGAAATGGACCCATATGATTAATATTACTATTGAAGAAATCATAGTTCACGTTTGCTAAGACTTGAGCAAAACGATCAAAGATCCAACCTGATTCATGATTAGGATTAACCCACATAATCTCAGAATCTCGAGATTCGAGTTTAACCTCACCTTCAGAATTATTAGATCCAACCATTCCTCTTCGGAATTTTTCTAAATCTTCCAAATCATAAATTCTTTTTACTTCTTCTTTAGAAAAGACTTGTTCAACATGACAGAATTTAGGAAACTGTCTTTTGAATTTATCAATCTTAAACATAATATTCACTCCACTCTCAATTAATTATTCAAGTTTAATTACGACTTCCGATCCAGAAGGGGCTGTAACAGGATATGTTGAATTATCTGGGTAAGTCCAGTAACTTACTGTTGTTGGTGAAATTGGTGTCGCTGGAATTGGACCACCATCAATCACATTACCAACTGCACCGCCAGGTAATGTCACACCAAGAGCAGAAGCAGAAGCACCAATGTTTCCAGGAGTAAATCCTGTGGCTGGTTGATTTGCAATTGGTTGATTCGCAATTGGATACGCGACATTGTAGTTGGTATTATAATTTGTATTATAGTTTGTCGTCCAAGCAGTTATTGGTTGATTCGCCAGTGGCTGAGTTGCGATTGGTTGGTTGGCAATTGGATAAGCAACGTTGTAGTTCGTATTATAATTGGTATTATAGTTTGTCGTCCAAGCAGTTATAGGCTGGTTTGCAATTGGTTGATTTGCCACTGGTTGATTTGCAACAGGATATGCGACGTTATATTCTGTATTGTAATTTGTGAAAAAGAATGCATTTCCTGGTGCAAATTGATGCCAGCATTGAAAGTAAACCCAGTGCCACTGATATTGTAATGGATTTGTTTGATCGAATGCAAAGTGCGATGGACATTGAGAGTCGTCGAAGTTGTAACTGGTACTTTGAACATATCCTGGAGGACCAGCTTGGTTTTGATAGATACCGTAAGTCCAATATCGATAAGAGTTCACGAAATAAACACCTGGATTATTTCCACCAAACGAGAAGTGTCCAAAACCGAATCCAGCAAATGGATATGTTACGAAATAGTTCGTATTATAATTGGTATTGTAGTTTGTTGTCCAAGCAGTTGCTGGTTGATTTGCGATTGGACGATTGGCGATTGGTTGATTCGCGATTGGGTACGCAACATTATAATTGGTGTTATAGTTTGTATTGTAATTGGTTGTCCAAGCAGTTGCTGGCTGATTCGCCAGTGGCTGATTTGCGATCGGCTGATTGGCGATTGGATACGCAACATTATAATTGGTGTTATAGTTTGTCACCCAACCTGCTGTTACTGGAGAGTTTCCAGGAGCACCCTTTCCTGAAACTGTACCAACAAAACGACCATATGGGATTGTAACGTTTCCTGGAGAGGTTACGGTAGTCGTTCCTCTCGAAGGTCCAGGGAGCCAAGTTTTATTTAAATCTGACATAGTAATCCCAAAAATCTTTTTTATATTTATAAGGATCGAAACATCCCTATATTCTACGTTAAATTTACGCCAAAATCAAGTTGATTATGTCTTGAAATATGTTAATTGCACGGACAATGCGTCTCCCGCAGCAAAATTTACAGGATTCTCAGAACCTGCAGCATTTCGAACGAACAAACCATTATCAACAGCCAAAGAGACAGTACTACCACCACCATCGACAAACGCAGATCCACTATAAAATTTAGCGACACTATCGTCGTAAATTCTCCAGACACCATTATAACTTAATCCTGCATAAGCAGAGGCAAAGGGTAATGCAAGATATACATATCCTGATGTTGATTTGGTGGCAATACTTGTTGTACTTCCCAACAATAATGTTGCGACAACTGTAACTTCATTTCCATTCAAACTATAATACCCAACGTTGTTTCCGTTTCCAATCGTTACAGCTGTTTGCGGAGAACCAAATTCTTGATTATACCAAGTTGGTGTGAAATTCGTGATGCTTGAAGCACCTGATGTTGGTCCACTTGGTCCTTGTGAGCCTTGTGCACCAGTTGGACCAGATGGACCTTGTGCGCCTTGCGGACCAGTTGCACCACCGCCATCTGCAGATCGTGTATTTGTGATAACCGCTCCAGTTGAATCAAAATCTGCTACTGTTGATCCATAGTATTTGTTCCCATCTCTCCAAAGATTATTAACTGTCCAATCACCAGATAATCTAATCCCATATTGCATTTGTGGCGAAGCACGATTATCAATAAATGAGTTATTATCGATAATTAATTCTTTGACTGTAGATGCACCACCAGTTGTATAAGCCAAAATTCCATATGCACCAGATGGGAATGATGAAGTGGTGTTTGGATTTAAAATGGTATTGTTCGTGATTCGAATTGTTCCTAAACTCTTTCCTGATACAGCACTATACAAAACAATGCCGCGAGCAAATCCAGTGCAATAGTTACCATCAATAACAATTCGATCCATCACGCCGCTTACACGTGCAGTGAATATTCCTATAAAATAAGATTGATAATTTGATTGCCCAGCAGGCACTTCTTTTCTAGCAATGTTGTTACAGATGCTCCAATCTTCAATCTCTTCATCTTCAGCAATAAGAACACCCACTTTAGGAACGCCATCTGCGCTAGAAGTATTGTCATATATGAATGTATTGTCAGAAATATTCACATTTCGAATAATTGTTGGACCACCTTCGCGTCTATACGAACCCATTCCATAAGTCAATACTTTGAAATTATTTTGCGCAATTACAATATTGTTTGCTTCAAATGCTCCGTTTGAGGCAATCCAAAATCCTTGATAGTAATTTTCAAATAAATTGTTACTATATCTGTGATTGCTTCCGTGAGTTTCAATCGCAACAAGTGTACCACATGTTATTGTTCCACCACCATCAGCATATGGTCCAGTTGAACCATTTGGGAACATTGAATCTGCTGTGAATGAACATCCTTCTACAGTCAAATCATCAACCATACCGTAAAATGTTGAGTGGTCCGCAGCACGTTTACCATTATTTTTAAATGTGCAGTTCAGAACTTTCCAATTTTTTCCTAATTTTATTTTCGTTGCGCCATCTAATTGAGCACAACCAAGAACAGTTTTACCCATATTATTCAAGAAGATGCACTTTTCAATTACAACATCGTCAATATATGCTCCAATACCATCACCAATTGCCCAACGAGGCGCGCCACCAGAACTTCCACCGACGCTTTGACCAACTCCATATATGCTAGTTTGAGTTACATTTACCACTAGAGCACCGCTGCCACTATTATACGATGTGACGGTTCCATGCATAGACCATAATGATGCTCCAGTTCCTGAAGCAACTAACATACCAATATCTTCACCAACACTAAAACTTTTACCAGTTTCTATGGTGAATGATTTTGATCCTGTTCCAATTGTGTTGGTTGAGGTGCTTGTTGCTCTTCTTGATGGAATAGAATAGCGTGGTGTTTTACCACTAATAAAGATTTGTGGATTATTGTCTCCAGGGAATGGCGCGATACCATCATTGTTATTTCCATTCATGTCCATTGTCAAACCATAGAAGGAGACATTTGCAGTTGGGACATTTGTAAAGAACATCGCATGCGCTTTCACAGCACCAACAACTGAGAAATTGTCTGCAAGTTTAAATACTGCACCTTCCTCAGCAACAATAGACATATTATTTTGTATTGTAAATGCAACATAAACTGGACCAGAGTCAGCAGCACCACCAGCCCACTCAGATGCTGTTGCTGGAACGATCTTATACAATCCTGCTGGAATGAACAGATCTTTTCTTTGTGCTGATGCAGCGTCGATCGCTGCTTTAATTTTTGATGTTACATCAAGAGTAAACGATCTATTTTCAACATCGGTGATTTCAGCAGTTGTCATGAAATCAAATACACTAATTCGATCTCTCAATCCTGCTTGAACTGTTCTGCTAACAGCACCTGTGCCATCTTGGATGTAATTGATTGATGCTGCATCATTTGGTCCTTGTGGACCTGATGGACCAGATGGACCTGATGCACCTCTTGGACCACTCGGACCTGATGGTCCAGAAACTGTAGAGGCAGCGCCAGATGGACCCGATGGACCTGACGGACCAGTTGGACCAGAAATGGTAGATGCAGCACCTGATGGACCAGTAGGACCTTCTACTGTTGAGAATATTATTGCAACATCAACTTTCCAACTGCTAAATGAATTTCCTACACCTGCTGCAGAGTCAAGAATTGGATCTGAGAAGAATGTAAATTCACCAGTGGCTGGATTATATGCTTCAACACTTCCGTATATAAAGTTAAATCCATCGTGTCGAATAAGAGCACCACGTCCAGGCGTCCAAGATAAACCAGTGCCGACTGTAATCGTGATGTTTATATTTTGAGCAATCGTAAATGTCGATGTACTAGATGTAGAATATTTGTCACCAGTTGGACCAGAAGGACCTTGTGGACCACTTGGACCAGATGGACCATTTGGTGGACCTTGCGGACCTTGTGGACCTGACGGACCAGATGGACCACCTGGATCTCCTTGTGGACCACTTGGACCAGAAACACCTTGAGTTCCTTGTGGACCTGACGGACCAGTTCCCTGTGGACCTGATACGCCTTGTGCACCAGACGGACCAGTTATACCTCTTGGTCCAGATGGTCCAGAAACTGTAGAGGCAGCGCCAGATGGACCCGATGGACCACTGGGACCAGAAACACCTTGTGAACCTTGTGGACCTGAAACATTAGAGGCAGCACCAGATGGACCTGATGTTCCTTGCGGACCAGAAGGACCAGAAACTGTAGATGCTGCCCCCTGAGCACCCGATGGTCCAGATGGACCTTGTGCACCCTGTGGTCCAGAAACAGTAGATGCGGCACCTTGTGCGCCAGATGGACCAGACGGACCTTGTGCGCCTTGCGGACCAGAAACTGTTGATGCTGCTCCAGATGGACCACTTGGTCCAGATGGACCTGATGGACCTGATGGACCACTCACTCCACCGCCACCCCCACCAGTTGATGTGAATGCAACGTTTGTATATCCAGGATTACCTGTGTTTGGAGTTACTGAAACGGTGACTGTATCAGTATTAATAAAATTGAGAAATTTCGTAAACTCAATAGATGAGCCATTTGCTGCAACGTTGAGATTTGATCCAACTTGCGCAGTATCTAGAAAACTTCCATCAGGAAATAAAATTCCTTTTGTATTAATTGTAAGTAGATTAGACATTGATTACTCTAAATTACAATCCACCGACATCAACTTGTAGAAAAACTGGAGCTGTTTGAATTGTGGTGCCTGTCGCTGAATTATTCGCGCAAATGATTATATCAAATGAAGAACTTTTAGTTCCATTCGAATTTATAAATAAAGAATATTCAACACCTGAACTTAATCTTGTGCGAGTACCATCAACTGGTCCGCTGCCACTTTCTAAATTATCTCCGCCAAAATTTGCAACATAAACATCATAATCAGAATTTGTTCCTGTTAGCAACCAATCAGCACTTGATGTTCTTACAGTTCCTGATATTGATGTTGATTCAAAGGTTTGAATTTTTCCGTTTGCAAAAATATTAACTCTGGCTTGAGCATTACCACCACTCCCAGCATCTGTAGGATCAGTGGTGAAAACTGAATATCCAATTGTTGCATCTAATTCTACGCCAGGATGAACTTTTTGCCATGCTGTGCCAGTCCAAACATGGACATTAGCCTGAGAGCCATTTTGCCAAGTGGTGCCATCCCAAACTTTGATTTGAGACGCCATTTTCCATTCTGTGCTGTCCCAGATTTTAAGAGCCATTTTGCACCTTAATTAAAATTGAATCCAGATGTCACCCTTTTGATTTCCAGAGGCAGGTGCAGTGGCAGAGATGTATACGTTGGCGCTATCATAAGTTGCTGTTGCATGTTTCCATGCATTTGCACTTAAGAGACCACCAATTACTGAGAATGTTACATTTGCATTTCCAGCAGCATCACCACCACCGTCTAATACATTCACTTGAATTGTTGATGTATTATTAAAGTTAAGTTGTTTTGCTGATAATGTGGATCCAAGATTTGCGGAAACACGAACTGTATTTGCTGATGTGTTTGCTTGAGCATATGCACCATTGGCTTGTCCATATGCACCATTGGCTGTATTGCGAGCAGTATTTGCCTGATCTCTAGCAGTATTGGCTTGATCTCTAGCAGCAGTTGCTTGAGTGCTTCCAGTATTTGCTTGACCATAAGCATCATTGGCTGTGGTTCGAGCAGTATTGGCTTGATCACGCGCTGTGTTGGCTTGACTGTAAGAATCGTTTGCAGTAGTGCGAGCAGTATTGGCTTGATTATATGCAGTATTCGCTTGGTCATAGGAAGTGTTGGCTTGAGCATAAACAATGTTCGCATGAGCGTATGCGCCGTTAGCCTGACCATAGGCACCATTTGCTCGATCATATGAACTGTTGGCTTGTCCATATGCAATATTCGCTGTATCACGTGCAGTATTCGCTTGATCGCGTGCCGTGTTTGCTTGTGTACGTGCCGTATTTGCTTGATCTCGGGCGGTGTTTGCTTGATCATATGGAGCACCGCCACCAGCAGTATTTGCGGCTTCATAGGCAGCGTTCGCAGTATTACGAGCAGTGTTTGCTTGATCATACGCATCACTAGGACTTGCAAAACTCGTTTGAAGAGAAATATTTGCATTTCCGTCTAATGCATCAGTGACACTCACAAGAATACTTGAAGTGTTGATGAAATTTAATTTTTTACTGGTTAAAGTAGAACCACTATTTGCAGAAATACTAGCAGTTTCAGAGGCAGTATTTGCGGTATCACGCGCAGTGTTCGCTTGATCTCTGGCAGTATTTGCAATATCATATGCAGCGTTTGCCTGATTTCGCGCAAGGTTAGCCTGATTCGTTACATTTAATCCAGCTGTTGTGATGAATGATGTTGAATTTACTGCAGTTGTTGCATTTATCACTGCAGCATTAATACCTGTTGTAACAGTTAATCTGTTGATGGTCGCATTACCGCTAATTGAAGCGTCATTCGCAACAGAAAAAACAGTACCACCACCGTCTTTTTGAACACTTAAAACGCCATTTGCGATCGCATAATTACCGCCATCTTTGACATAATTTGTATTTCGTAAAGTGTTACGATCTGCAATCAAATCATTTGTAGCGACTCGCCACTCATCAAAGGTGTTGGTTACGACAACTGTTGAAATATTTGCATTAGCCATTACGGACCTCTAGTCTCAAGTATCTGAAGTATTTTATTCAGATTACCTTTTATTTCGTTTACATCATTTTCTAGTTTATTTATCGCCTCGTCGACTTGTTTTTCTCGACGCATTTTTTGTTTATATAGAAGATCTTTATTTAATACATTTTTGTCAACATTCAAGATTGCCATTGTTTGCGAATCTCGAACAAGATCACTTCTATCTTTAACTTTAATTTTCATATTATCCTGATGGTGTTGCAATTGCTCTAAAGTTTAGAACTGTTGGAACAACAGTTGGATCTGCAGCGGACATCACAATCTTAATAGCATAGTATTTAAACGTACCACCAAGAGGATATACAACGCCATTCTCAACATATGAAAGAACGTTTTTCTCAAGATTTGGTCTAAATTCGAGTTCAATAACCTCGCTCTGATCTGCAGAATAGGTATCAAGAACCTTATTCATCAACTTCCACTTCTTCAACTCGAAGTTTTCAGGATCTGATGCTGATTTAACTTTGTAATAGACGTGAACATTAGTTCCACGTGGACGATTGACGTCAATATAAACACGAAGATCACCTGCATCAAATCCGTCAGCAAGACTAATCTGTTTCGTGATATAGCGAGCCTTCATATTACCGCCAGAAGATCCTGTTTCACCAGCAATCACAGCGGTTGCATTTGATGATGCTACAGCCTCTGAGAAAGTAATCGTTGGAGTTGTAATATATCCAGAACCTGAATTGTCAACAATAATTGTGCTAACACCATTGCTAGATAGAGCAGAAACATATGCATTTGCTTGAATGCCATCTGCTAAATCTGGAGCAGAAATTGTAACTGTAATGTCACCAGCGTCAGTATGCGTTCCAACAGAAGTAATGCTAATATCAGTATTTGAAATACTTCCATCATTGATATCGTTTTCATAAGCAACAGCACTGATGCGCTCAATGTTTACAATTGGCGATACGTCTGCGTCTGTCGTATTTAAATCAACACCAGCAATAAATGATCCTGTATCACCCTCTATAATTCGACGACGGCGATTTGATGTTGCGGTTGATGTCAACAAATCAGCACCAAAACTATATCGTGAATTGACAGGAATATAGGTGAACTGAGCATCTTGTACGTTAGAAACGTTGTTCGATTTAAACTTAAAGTTTGCAACTGTTGGTTTCTTTGTTAACAGTGTTGTGTGCATCAAAATAGAATCAATATTCACATTGGCAAATTGATTTTGTGGTTTAAACAATACCGTGCCACCAGTATTTGGCGTAAAGACACACTTCTTAATGCGGAACATCAAATCTTGATTTTGAATTGGTGTCCACGTTGATGAGTTTTGTGATTTAAACAATGAGCCAAGATATGGCTGCTGAGAAACACGACGTGGTGGATTTGCACCAAGAACACTTCCGCCGAGTTCAGAGATGAACACATAGTAATCTGGAGAATCAGACTTCACAACAATAGCGTATTCTGTTTCTGGTTCCAAATATACTGGATCATCAAACTTAAAGTTGGTAATTGTGCTGGTATTTGATGCATCTGGAATCAATGACGTTTTAACATCACGACATTCTACTGATTTAGCAGCAATCACATTTTGTGTTGGAATTCCATTCACCACAGTTACAAGTTCAACTGTAATAGGAAGTTGAAGATCTGCTAGAATTGGCTTACCAGCAAAGAACAAGTCGACAGATGACACATAAATGCCATAATTAAATTTAGGCGCGCCATTTACTTGCACATCAACTTCTGGCGTAAAGAATGTTTGAGCAAGAGGATCTCTTCTTCTTTGTGGAACAGGTGGTGGGACAAATACAGGTGGTGGAATAACTGGTGGCGCACCAACTGCATTATATGTCGCAGTTGCACGCATTGAGAAGAAGTTATTTTGAGCACCTTCCGTATCAGTGATTGTGAAGATACGCTCACCTGCTGGGAATCGAGCACTTTCAGTTTCTGGAATATTAAAGATACCAGTGATGCGACCAAATTCATCAACCACGTGAGTGCCAAATGTATACTTAGAATTTGAACTCAATGTAACTGTAGCATTGAGACGAAGTTCATTATGATTCGTACCATGAACTGCAAGAATTTCTCTTACAGTGTTTTGTCCAGTTCCAGAAGTGATGATAAGAGTGTTTCCAACAGAATTAATTGAGTTGGCTTGAACAAGAATTGATAGAGTGTTGGTGCCATTTGCTGCAGTATAAACACCAGAAGCATGATCAAGAGAAACAATCAATCCAGTATTTGACACATTCGCAGCACCACGAACTCTGTTGCCAGCTCTAAACGTGTTTCCGCGAATGAATGATGCAGCATTTGTAAGAACTGCACTGTTCAATTTTGAAATAACACTATTTGCCACAGCACCATATGCATTCATAGCACCATCAGAAGGAGAGATGGCAAGAACACCATTTGCACGATCATAGTATTGAACGCGACCACGGAAAGTTGTTACACCACTTGTTCCACTGGCTCTCTGAATAACAATATCATTTACAGCATAATCATTGTCATTTAGTGAGTTGGCACCATAAGCAGCGATATTCACAGTTAAAAAGTTTTGATTCAAATATAGAATATTATTCGAGCTTGCAAGAACACGAGCATATGCATTTGTTGTAATATCAACAATGCCCTCACCTTGAACGAAGATGCTTGCGTTATTTGCAGCATTTAATTCTAGTCTATTTGACTTCTGTACAAAATTATTGACAACTGCATCATCTAAGAAAAAGTTAGGAACTTTATCTGGTGTTAACGATGTGCCAACAAACACAACTTCGTTTGCGCGAATAAATCGAGTAACGATATTTGGATCGTTAGATTGCTCAACTGGCGAAAACGCATTTGGATCCAAACCATTGATTAGGTTTGGATTGAATATAAAATTAAATGGAAATTCGTCGAACATGTTTTAAACCTACTACGGTGCTAATTCTTCTACTCGTTCCTGCGCTCTATTTAACGCATTTGCCATACCGCCACCTCTGCGGAACCAATCCTCTTGAGTCAAGACAATTGGTGCAAATCCAAATGGATTACGTGGATTTGTGGTAATTGTATTTTGCGGACCGACAACTGGAACAGGCGCATCAATTGTTGGAACTGGCGATGTTGGAGATACAGGAATTGGTGCTTGATTCTCAGAGAACCAGCTGTCGCTTTGTGGCGAAAGAGTTAATTGCCCAATAAATGTTCCATACAAATATGGCTGAACAGTCACATTTGCAGTCGCTGTTGTTTGTTGAACAATAACTTCTTCTGTATAATCAAGCGAAACAGTTTTTGAATTTCTCTTAGTATTTGCACCAATTGTGCTAACTTCGAGAGGAATATGTTTCAAATTATTATAAGCAGAAAGTTTACCCTTTTCTAAAGAGCACTTGAAGTCTGCATTTAACGTATCAGCAACATTAAATCCTGTGAAATTATCTGCAACAATACCATACTTTTCCTTTTCTGTAGCATTATCTTCGTACAAAATTGGAGCATCAGTTGCTTTTTTCTCAGCGATACTCAATGAGGTGTAGTATTCAATATTGCGAATACGATTTTCTAGCGTTCCAATGTCACGCATTGTATAACGCTTATTGTCTACCTTTGTAAGTTTGATGCTGTTAACATTTGCAGTATATGCAGGAATGTCAACTCTAAACAATGTCATTCCATCTTCTGTATCCACAGGAGGAATTGGATACTTACCCGCAACACCAGTGAGAGTTTTAAATTCGCCTTCTGTTGTCAAAATAAGTTTATCAACACGTGGAACATAATATGAATATGTCAATTCCATTGGATCATCTGGCATTGGATTTTTCATACCAACAAAGGTATATGAAGCAACGCTCGAACTTGTTCCAATATCTCTCGTAGGGCGGAAGTCAATCGCATCACGAAGATTATATGTTGTTCCATCAGAAGTTATGAACGTTGGAATTGTTCCATTTGCATATTGAGCCGATGGGTAAGAATCTGCATCAAAGTATCCATTAATTGCTGATGAATGTTCATAATATTGCAACATCACAACAGTCTGTCCTCGTGGGGCAGAGGCACCTGGTTTCAATACAATCTTAGAATGATCATACATTCCAAGAGTTTGACCAGAATCTAGATAGAAACGACTCGTAATATCAATTGCATTTGTTGCTGTTGGTTCTTGAGTTCCGCTTCCAGAATCATAGATCTTTATGATCTTATAAACGTCTGGAATGAATAGTGAGTTATTGCCACCAGGAGTTTTATTAATAAAGCTGGTATTTGTAAACCAAACATGACCATTTGTCGTGTCAATTCTTACTGATGTGCAACCTGTAACTTGTGTAGCATTTAGATAACTATCGGTTGCTAAAAGCGTAGTGTTTGCAGCGTTTCCACGAATCGTTTTTGTTCTACGATTATTTGTGGCTGATTCTGAATCATTGACCTTCACTACAGCATAAATGTCTGCAGTAAATGTTCCCAATTCACCACTGAAAATTGTCAATTGTGTTGATGAATCTCTACGAACAGCAACTCCACGACCGCCACCACCTGGACCCACCGCAGCAGTTAAATTCAATATTTGACCAACTACAACGTTTGATGCAGTTCCAAGAGATTTGACCATTACAATAATGTTAGCATTTGCTGAGGTTGCAGATAAGAAACTTCCATCTGAACCATAACCATATGTCTCATTGCCAGCAAGAGTTAGTGCTAACTGACCATTTGAAGTGAATGACTTATCTTCAAACACCTTCATGCTATTAAAGTCAGCATTGGTGATTGATCCATAAGAAACATAATTATCTGGTAGCATGAACAACAATGAATCTCTATTTTCATCAGAGATGATTGTTGCATTTGTAATATCTTTACTGCTATTCGAGATATTCATCTTAACATTATAAGATGTCTTTGCAGCAGGTGCTTCAACCAATGAATCAATATCTTTTGTGCTATACAAGAGAGAAACTGTGTTACCGCTACCGATGAGTGCAGTAAAGTTTAAATCTGTAAATGCAGTCTTTGTAGCACCATCATATCTTACGATCTTACGAACATCGCCAGCAGATACGTTACTTGCACCACCACTCAACACTCTTACGCTTACATTAGCGTATGCATCATTTAGATCAGAGTATCCTGCAGGGAACACAATAGAGTTTGCATTTACAGCAGTTGCTGCTGCAGTTACGGTATTTGATACAAGATTAATATCAGTTAGATACACAAGATATTCTGTTGAACTGTCTCTTCTAAAGTTGCGAATTCTCGCATAACCCATATAAGTTGTATTATATGCATCAATAGTTGAAACTGATACGTTTACTTGAGGGACGCAGTGAAGATCAATCACATCGAGTTTAGCGATATTAAACAATCCTGAAGAAGATCCAGTGATCGTATTCGCATAAACATACTTGCCATACTCAACTGAAAGATCGTAATCTGTTGATGTATTTGTTGTTCTGGCTTTGTTTACTTCAATTTTTTGCGTTCCAGCAAACTCATATTCAAACCCTTTAACGTATGCCTTTCCTGGTTCAACATTAATAATAAATGTATCATTACATGCTGTGTTTGCGGAAAGAGAAACACCAAATGGGCGAACTGTATAGTCGCCAGATTCGTCATAAGTGCGGCGAGCAAGAGTATTTTCTAGTTCTGAGTAAATTGGATAACGAACTTGTTTTGTGATGAGTCCGTTTTCAACACGAACTAGTTCAAAAAACTTCTCATCGTCAACAGATGTGAGTTCTCGTTTTGCTAGATTTAATCTAAATTGATAACGCCATGCACCTGGAGCCTGATAGTTGAATGAATTTTGCGCAGGGTCTAAAAGATTTGTATCTTCAGACTCATCAATAATATTATCGTCGATCTCAAGACCAATTTTATATGTTGGTGTGTTACCATATGGATCTAAAACGATAGTTTGCGGACTAACTTTAACGAAATATCCATCAACATAAAAGATACCTTCGTCAATAGAGGCAACTGAGCCTTTACCAGAAGCACTATCAGCAGATAATTGAGCAAACGTTGTTCCTTGCGTGGTTGTTGCTTGAATGACGTCGCCATTCGCAAATTGATTTCCGCGAAGATAGCGAACCATCAATGTTGGCTGTGTTTGAGTTTCATCTACTGAAACAACTCTTGCTCGAATTTTCGAAGTGCCAGAACTATTTGAGATTACGGTATTTGCGAAATCTGCAGCTTCGACGTCAATTCCGTTATAGGTTGTTTGAAGTTTAAGATAGTTTGCGTTTGTATCAAGAGTAATTTGCCCACCGTAAACTGGAGAACCGTCTTTAAAGATATGGTCACCAAAACTCTTAATTTGATTTTGAACGATGGACTGAATTTGAGTAAGTTCACGTGCCTGAACTGCATATCCAGGACGGAATAATACTCTCATATAATTCTGATCTTTGGCTCCGTTGGAAGCCTCAAAATCGTCATAAAACGGTTCTACATTAAAATCCATCTGTTACACCTTAAAATCTGAGCGTAAGTTTAACTTGTTGAGTTTCAACAGTTGATCGAGAAATATTTGCGCTGTTTTCAATATATAGTAGATCCCCTGAGAACTTCTTTATTTCTGGAGCAGTTTGACTTAAAACGCTAGTAATTGCTCCAGAAGTATTCCCCACAATCGTTGCTGGAGTTGTGAGGGATCCAGTTGTATTGTTTACATATAATACAAGATTTGCGCTATCATAGTTTTCAACCACTGCAGTAAATGTCGCGGTTGCAAGAGAAGTTCCAACATAGATTGTTTCTTTCAAACTAAATGCTGGAGTGACTGCAGCTGAAATGCCGAGAGCTGTTGTCGTTCTGTATACGTTATTTGACGCAAAAGCAGAGTTGGCTAATAGAGGATCTTTTAGAATGCCAATCTGTCTAAATGTGTTTAATCCATTAATTGGAAGTTTTCCACCCTCATCACCCTCAATTTGAACGCAAAGCATCAAATTAGATGCACCCAATTCTTGCGCTACATCTGAGCCATGTCCTCCTGGAGGACCTATAACTGCGGTTAATGTGCCATTTGCAGTTCCAGGAACTTTGATAGGGTCGGTCAAACTGAGCGTGGCTCTGGTATAATTGTTACCTGCAGAAATAATATTATATCCGCTCAAATTACCACCAAGAAGGGCAGTAGTTGTAACCTTCACAGTCACATTTGCATTAGATCCATCACCACTAATAGAAACGATGCTATAACTATTTGAATTTGCATTCGCATAAAAACCAGCACCATTTGCAGTAATCTTAATGATGTCAAGACGACCATCAACAGCATTATTTGTGACAATAGCCTCTGTCACAACAGGCATATATTGATTTGTGAAAAACTTTTCTTTAAGTCCAGGTGGAATTGTATACAAATACTTCCATTTGTATCCATCTGATGTTTCAACAAATGCATTTTCTGGAAGTTGGCCATCTAAATTAATTTCTGGCATCACAGTAGATGATCCACTGTTGTTATTGAACAAACATTTAAAGATTTGATCTCGCGTATTTCTCACATAAAATTTGTTATCATACGCAACATTTGCAGTATTGGCTTTTGCAAACATTTGAGTATCTTGATTATATTCAATATACGTTGTTCCTGTTTCCCAATCAACACGTGGAACAACTAAATTCATGTCAGCAGCAGTGATTTTCTTCATACCGATCATGGTGTCCCAGAATCGATAGAAACTGTTTGAAGTGTCTACAGGAGCAGCAGCAACATCACCACCCGACCAGTCGCTTTGACGACCAATCGCGACGTAGCAATTTGCAAATGCCCCAGTTGTTAAACGCTCGAAGTTCTGGGCGTTTAAAACACCGAAATTTTTAGTTAAGATTGCATAACTCGCCATTTTATATTATCTCTCCGTTAAGAGAATTCGTCAGTCGTACTGACTATTTTGTAACTTACTGCGTTTAACTTCGGATAAACGAAGTAAACAAGATTTGTATTGGTCGTTGTAATACCCACATTGCTGTTGAGAGTAATTACATTGCCAGAAATACTATTAATCGTTTTAACCAAGATAGAATTATTTACGTTTATTCTAAGTTCGTCGTCTACTGTGATGAATTGTACAATAGAGTTTGAATTGCCGCTAATTGTAAGTGTATTGAGGTTTGCTGTAACTTTACCGCGACCTTCACCAACAATAACGCAAGGGCTCTCTATATTTAGTTGAGTGTTGCTGGTAAACGAAGTGATCACCTTTGCAAAAGAGCGATACACATTACCAGAATTAATTATGATAATATCACCAATATTTGCAAGCAAATCAAAGTCACTGCCTGTGTTTCCAGAAACAATAGCTGCATTAAATCCAACGTTACAGTTCGTGATTAAACTATTACTATTTGTATAGAGTGTATGAACATTTATATTAGAAAGCTGCGAGACCTGCAAATCTGTTTTGATCATATGCGCAGCAAGTAGTGATGCGCCTGCAGGATGTAAACTCTCAAGAACAGTTTTACTATACTCAGTGTAAGAGCGATCAGAGATTAATTCATAAGAATAATTGTGATATCTCTTAGCGTCTTGTAATCTCTTATCAGAACTTAATTGTCCATCGGTGTTTAGATAATATCCGTTATAGCGAATAAGACCATTTAAAAATTCTGCTGTTGCTCTGGCTCTGCCGTCACCATATTTGTATGGATACGTTTTACCTCCAATCGTTGAAGTTTGAATGAAGGTGTTTGTTTGTGCTGCTGTCTCAGTCTTATAAACAACAAGATTTTGTGCTACGTTTATAGAACCAGAATAATTGAAAACTCTGATAATATTATTAGATGGATAATATTCATCAACGATGGCTCTAAATGTAGTTGTATTTACATTTACACCTTGATATACAATATCATTCTCGAGAATTACTTCAGATCCACCAAGAGGAGAAATTAAAATGTCATATACTTTTAGTGATACATTTGGTGCTGAAACATAATCTGATCCACGATTTGAGAGAATAATGTCTCTGACTTGACCAATGTCTCCAGTTACAACATCAAATTCCTCACCATTTCCAAGAACATAAACTTTAAATAATGCCCCACTACCAGTTGATGTATTTACGATTACTGTTGGCGGTTCAACATATCCCTCACCACGATTTGATACTGAAACTGCAGTAAATGAACCACCTGTTATCGTTGGGCTGAGGACAGCACCATAACCTGTTCCAGCTAGTGAAAGAGTATCGCCACTATCATATCCACTTCCACCATTTAATACTTCAACGTGAGCAATATAGCCCATAGATTTAGTTGATGGGCGGGAATCAAGATAAAGATTTTTAGTGAGAATATTGGTTAAATTTATATTTACTTCGAACGATCTATCTAAAAATGCAGTTTTAGTTGCACCATCATAATCTATGATTGTTCTATATTGTTTTTCAAGTAAAATTCTCCATCCATTGTAATAATCATTCACACTAGAAAACCCACCACCAACAAATTTAATGGAAGAATTTGATGCATTGTATGTACTAAATGAGCCTGGACTTAACAATAGGTTGCCATTTGTTTCTGAATAATCACTCTCGAATAGAGAAACAACATCTAAAGTTGGCTCTTCACTGAAGAAAGATCCGCCATTTACAACACTCATTGTAAGTATTGGATAAACGTTTATTTTTTCAAATGTTAATGCATCAATAATGGTTGTATTAATGTCTGCTGAAGCAACATTATCAAAATCATAGTCTGCAGCATTTAATAAAGTATCTTTTTTGTATAAAATTGCATCAATGTTATAAGGAATTTCAATATTGTTTGCTGTGTCTACCGAAGCAACAATTACGTTTGCACCAACGCCATTTGCTGTTACAATATCAACTAAAGAATTTGGAAATGTTCTAAATCCATATCCGCGATTTAATACGGTGACAGAATCAATTGAACCTGTGGTTACATTCCCAACAGTTGCAACAGCCTTTACTTTTGTAGTTGATGTGGTATCCAAACCACCATTAATCACAACTGGGTCACCTGTTAGATATCTTGTGCCGCGACGATTTTGAGTAATTTGAATATTTGAAAGTGCACCAATAATCTTTTCTGAGAATGTTTGAGTCGCGCCATTAATGTCAAGATACTCTATTTCTAGATCTTCACCATTTTGAAATGCACGATTTACATTTGAAACATAAATTTCAACAATTTCATTGTTGGTGCTTTTATCAATTGTTCTTATTGCGCTTTCAACAATACAGCTCGCTCTGGAAATGCTGCCATATGCTTTTCGCTTTTCAATTAAATTTAAATCAAGAGAAAGATTTGCACCAGTAAGCGTTAAACGAAATGCTTGAGGTAGAATCCATTTACCATCAGATGCTTTTAAAATTTGTAATTTTGGGAAAAATACTTCTAATTCTGCACCATATAAAGCACTGAAAAGAAATTTAAATGAGTCAGGAGTACCTTTCTTTGCATAAAAATCGCGCGCAGCCTTAATAATTCTTTCTGTTGACAACTCTGTAGAATCAGGAAAAGAAGGTATGATTTTATTTTTAAAATATTGTAAAAATGCTTCTCTGGCTTTATCTACATCATAGTTATCAGAGAATCTCTTTAATTCGTAAACAGGAGAATTTGGCGTTTCAAGATATTCGTAATACTTTTGCAAAAATTCTACGAACAATGGATGATCCCGACGAATAAAGTCAGGAAGTTGCCATTCTACGAGTGTTGAAAGTCTATTCTGTGATGACATATTAGATTGTTACAGGTATAGCGTCGACAGTGATTGCAGCTGCATCTTCTTGATCAACTGTTATAATTGAACTTCTTGTTGAACTGAACAAATTATTCTCAGGCATTGCATAGAACTTAAGAACTTTTAAAGTATTTCTAATATCAAGTGGTGAGAAGTTTTGAAGTGTGATTGTTCCAGCAGCATAATCTACTGTTGCAGCATCTTCAGAAAGAATGGTTTTAATTTGATTGTCATCGAAATAGTATGTTCGAAGTTTACCGACGCTATTCTGAATAACTGCTTCAAGTAAAACGCTTGTCAATTCGTTTCCATCAGAGTCATATGCTTTCACAACTGCTGTTGTATATTCTGAGCCAGCATTTGTAATATTTACAGAGGTGATTTTGCCGTTTGTAATTACTGCTGTTGCGGCTGCTCCATAGCCATCGCCTGTGATTCTTATCTCTGGAGCAACAGTAAATCCTGAACCACCTGCTTTAATGGTTATTGATGAGATGCCTGTTGTTGACTGGGGCACTTCTTCGAAGAATACCTGACGAACAACATCTTCGCTGTCATATGCAGTAAATGCTGGAGTTGAGCGAATTCTATTTCCGCTAGTTGATTTCTTTAGTGGCGTATAATATTTCAAAGTATAGTTTCTTGGTGTTGCGCCAAGAATTGGTTCAAGTCTTTTCTCAATTGTAACGTCAATTTCGTTACTTAAAATTGCAGTTTCGATATTATCAATTTCTCTTGTCAAACGAGAAACTTTGAAGTATGAATTGAAATTGTCAAGGTTTGTATTTGCAAAGTTGTACACAGCTGATTTTACAGAGCTTACAATCTGACCTGGAGTTTTCGTTGTTGCAGTTGGATCGTAAGTAACTTTAACACTTAGATTCAAATAATTATAATCTGGGTCAACAAATTCTGGTGTTACAGTTACCATGCTTAACGGGGCAACAACCTCATTTAAAATATATTGTTTTTCTGTTGTTGTTAATTCGTAGCCAGAAGCAGGTTTTGCAGAAATAAAGACTTTGCCGTAAACTGGTGGATCATTTTCTTCACCACCCCAAACGTTGACTGCTTCAAGAGAAGGATAGTCGCGTTGAATTAGAGAAATATAATCTGTTTTTGTGACTGCTCTATTTCTTGCAGCAAATGCTTTTGGCGCAGTAAATTTAATTTTATTAATAGATTCTGCAGATGTGCCACCTTGAGCAGCATCGTTGACCACAACTGTTCCGCTTGTTAATGTTCCAACTGAATCAATTAGTGTGAATTGATTTGTCTTATTCGAATCAGCACCCTTACTTCTCAAATAACTCAAAATCACAATGTTGCTATCTGAAAGTTGTTTACCTAAAATACCATCACCGAAGTATACTTGATATTTTCCATCATTAATTTCATCAAGATAATAAACTGCGCTATTTGCTGAAACTTCAGTTGCATCTAGAGCAAGCGTATATGTTTTTTGAGTTAAGTCGGCAGCAGAGTTTTGAACAATAACTTCTAGTGTTGACGTATCAACATCTGGATCAGGAATTGTAAATTGTTGTAGTGGGTTATTTTGCGCACTATAAGTGAAGACAATGTTTATTGGTTTGCCTTCAGTAATCTCGAGATTGGAGAATGTAAATGCTGAATTGGCTTTTGTTACAGTTTTTTCTTCAAGAGTCGTGAATGTATAGTTGACTCCGTTTAAAGAAATTCCAGCAAATTTTGTAAATCTTGGAATCGTGAGAGATGTTAAATTTGCCACAGCCGCATTATTTGCTTGTGTGAAGGTTAGATTCACATTTGCACGTGCACTTGTTACAGAAGTTGGAGTATATCCAAGCATCTTGGCGTGAGAAACTACTGCATCACGAAGTGAGGCTGTATCCAAGAAGGCTTCGTTTGCAATCATGTTTGCATAGAAAGCCATATAGTGAGTGTTATACGCTAACAGATCGATCAAATTAGAAAGACCAGAACCTTCGAAATCATAATCCGAAAAAGTGGTTTGAGCTCGCAAAAAATCTTTTAAGTTGCTTCGAATCGCATTAAAGTCTGGATTTGAAACAATCAATTTACTTTCTAAGTTTGCTGACATTATCTCAACCTATTTAAAAATAATACTGTTCTGAGTGGTTCAGTAGAATTAACCGTAAAAAATGTTAAAGTAACTTGATATGCATTTCTATCATAATCAGCCACTACTTGTATATCTCTCACAGAAACTCTTGGTTCATAGTTATCAATAAGAATTTTCAATTCTTTTTGTAGAACAGTTCCTGTTAACGGATCTAATGGTTCGAACAGTAAACCGCGAATATTGCTTCCCAATTTTGGATTAAATGGTCTTTCGTAGAAATTAGTATTAATTAAATTCTTTAAAGAAGCGATAATCGCATTATACCCAGTTTTACGAGCAACATCTTTTGTAATCGGATGTTTCGTAAAATTTAAATCTAGATCAGAAAATGCTCTTTCTTCTGCTGCCATTTTTTACTCTAAAATTTGTTTTTATATTTATATTAGACTTTTACAGGTCTAAAGATTCCGAGCAAAGTTCCATCTCCTGGAGACGAATAACCATTTTGCCAAGAGATACTTACATCACCCTGCGAAGGATTATTCTTAGAGCCACCAACGCTGCTGCGACTCTTTTGATTTCCACCCACAAACGAAAGGGCACCATTATTGTTTTTATAGACAAAGCTGACGTGACTATATTTCCAAAGAGCGATATCTCCAGGTCTTGCCTCGCTTGGATTTATGACCTGAGTTGCGCCGAAATCTGACAAACGATCTCGAATGTCAAACGCTCTTGCAGTTTGGACGAAACGGTATCCATTTTGTTTGAGACCATAGTTGATGAAGCCCATACACCATGCGGTTTGGTCGGTGTTCCATGGAGCTCTGTTTCCAAATCCTAGATCTTTCCAGATGTTTATAATGTTTGGATTTGAATCTCCTCCACTCATTCCAGTTTCTAACCAGAAGCCGCCTGAACTGGTCTTTGATAATTGTTCTTCTAGCCAAGCAGCCAAATCTGAAGCATCATCGATGTTTGGATTATTTGGATTAATTAACGAATCACCAAATCCGCTTGTATCTGGTGTTCCTTGATAATTCGACTTCACATCACCACGATCTGCGTCTTCATTATAGAAGGAGTTTGGATTCTTAACGTATTCTAGAATCTGTTGTTCAATATCTGCAGCTCGATCTGGAGGAAGTCGAACGCTTGGGCTCTTCTCAAAGAACACAGGAGGATCGTTATATTCGAGCAATTCAAGTGGATCGCCTAATCCTGTTGGTGAGGCAGGAATTACTTCCCCAGCTGGAATTCCTGGGATTGGAACACCAATTATAGGAGATGGTGGGAATGTTGTGAACGTTTGTAATGGAGCAACGAGACTTGCACCAACACCAACAACTGTACCCTGCAAATTCACAAGACCAGCAGAGGTGAGAGAGATAACCGCTCCATTCAATCCGACTGTGGCTGCTGTCATTGCCGCAGTACCAGCAGCAAGAACATTAAATTGCGCCCCTGCTTGAATGCTAACTGCACCGCCAGCTTGAGCAGCGATAAATCCACCAGCAGTCAATGAAATGTCAATACCTGCAGTTATCGTAGTTCCAACTGTAGAAAGAACTGAAACTTCTCCACCCTGAAGTCCAACTGAACCTTCTCCAACTATGAACACACCGCCGTCGTCGTCATCTCCATTGCCAGTAATAAACACGCCAGTATTTGCAAGTTGATTGATATAACTGTTGGCTTCAAGATTAATATTCTCAGCCTTCACATTAAAGTCACCGCCGACAGTATAGTTCACACTTCCAGCAACATTAGCATTGATGTCATTGTGGGCTTCAAGATTAACATGTCCATAGACCTTCATGTTTACATTTGATTCAACGGTAAGATTTACACGCCCCTTAATGTAAACATGATGATCAGAGAAAACAATTTTATAATTGTTTTTTACAATCTTTTCGACTTTAGTTCCAGAAGGATAAATTTCTTGGAATGTTCCAGATCTGTGTGCAATATGAACACGCTCTGATCCTGGAGTATCATCAAACTCCATAATGTGACCAGATTCTGTTTCCCAAACTTTATTGAATGGATACTCTGCATCATATGCAGGATCTGGTTCTTTCCATTGGTTTTCTTCTGAAATTGGAACAGTGACAACTGATGCTTTCTTGGCAGAAAGAATTGTTTCGTCTACCTGCTCGTTTCTTGCGAGTGGGCTATTTGTTGGAAAACCAATTTGAAATGCAGATGGATTTCTTAATGCCGACAATTCTTCTTCATCAGTATATTCTTCAAGAGTTGCGCCAGTACCATCTGTAGCATACTCAACTGATCTTGTTCTTTTTGGTGAATTTGCAATTTCTTCTGGGGTTCTAAGATCAGCAAATCCAGAATTTGGATCAGTCATTGACTCAGGAATTCCAGGAACAATACCCATCATTACTGGTTGTTGCGCATATGATCCATCAATAAAGAATCCAAAAACATAATCACCTTCTTTTGGTGTTGAGAAGGTTTGATTGTTTAGTGAATGGACTGGCAAAGCCCAAGGAAGGTCTGCTGATGGAATATCAGTTAAATTTGGAGAATGTATTCCATAAATGCGAACTTGACATCTTCCAAGCAATAATGGATCGTTTCGGTTTTCAACCACACCGAACCACCACTGAAATCCATCTAATCCGATAAAGTCTTTTCGAAATTTACTCATGATAATCTAGCAGATGTTAAGAGTTGAGAATCATCAGCAACAGCAGAAGGGAATGGCTGTAGAACTGAATCTTTGCATAATTCAAGATAGCAGATGTATTTATTGTTAAGAATTCGATGGCGAACGGCAGTAAGAAGATAGCGACCTGCCTTGTATGGATCTACTTGAGTTTCTTCTGCTTCATTAATTGGTTGCAGATATGGAAAGTCAACGCTGATCACTTGACCTGCTTCGTAACTTGTATCGCCAGCCATTGTAACTTGCATTGTATAGTTATTTAAAAGAGAAAATTGATGCGCTCTTTGCAACATAATCTTGTCAATTAATCCACCTTTTACGTTAGTGAAGAATCTTTGATATGCTGAAGCATCAATTATTCTATCATTAAATCTATTTTTCGCGTCATTCATTGGTAAAAATGCATTCAACGTTGTGACAGGTGTTGAAGATGCTGGATCTGAGAATGCTGTTTGCACATCTTGCTTGATTAGATCCATTTTTAACATTGATGATGCATAACCACCAGTTGACATTGTTTGCAACACATTGAATAACTGAGAAATATTAAAATCGCTGATGTAGTCTATTCCTGCTAAAGAATCAGTTTCATTACTTACATTTTGGGGACGAAGATAAATGGTTCGAGCATCATCAGCCTGTATCAAAGACTCCAAACTTACAAATTTATAACCAGAAACGGTCTCGAAAAATACAAACGCTGAGGTTAAATTGTTGTTGAGTGAAAATGCTGTGAGCATATTCAATGCTTCAAATGGTTTTAAATTTGGAATAATAAACTCATCATGAGGAAGAACAGTTGGTTCTAAAGTCACTCTTTCTGGAGAAACTCCAAGATAATTAACTAAAATATCTGCAGCAATTTGAAAATTATAAAACCCTTTGTATGACTTTGAAATTCTAATTTGATGATCAAGTAAAAACTCTTCTGAGCAAAAGTCAATTCTATAGGTCAATGTTGTTGTATTATTCTTTAGAGTTACATCAGAAATTTTATAGATTCGAAACACCTTTTCGTATGGCGCCAAACCTTCTGCTTTCATAAAATTGATATAAAGAAACTCAGTGCCTGATAAACACAATTTAGACAATTGATTAGATGCATCTTTAATTAGTAAGTGTCCAGAAACAACGCTGTTATAAATGCTTTCGTAGATACTAAAATCCTCTACAGTAAACTTAAAGTCTTTTAGATCAACAGTTCCAATTGATGGACTTACGATTGATATCGAAGTAATATCAAATATTGTTGTTTCAATATTAGTCGCCATATTATGATCTCATCAATCTGCGCAACTCGTTCTCTATTGATGGAACAAATGTTGGTTTAATAATAATGATGCTTCGTTTTTCTTCATTTAGATTTAATTCATAATCATAATAAGTTACAGGAGCAATAGTAGTGTCGACTGTTAAAGTTGATCCATCAACTAGATTATAGGTATTTGAATACGATATGTTCACATTTTTATCAATTACAGAATCAGTTTCCCAATTATAATCTTTTGCAGTTACTTGATATTTGGTTGTTGTCTTTTTACCATCGTAATTATTTGATGCAACTTCTGTCAATAAAGAATAATAAGTTGTATTTGAAGCCCAATTATATCCATCATTATTATAAGTCATTCCTACAACTTTATGAGTCACATTTGAAGTTGCGCCAGTTACATTTGCGTTATTTGCGAAAACTTGGTCTGCAAATTTAATTTGTAGTGTTTTATTTCCGCTGCTATAAGCAACAACTGTTCCAACGCAATCTGCCTTATCTAAAGAACTTCCCTGATATACTGTTTCGCCGACCGTGTAACTTGAGGTATATGATTCAGATGGATCCAGATTAAATGTTATTGAACTATATTTTTTATTAATATAATCTTCTAATTGATTTGTGCTTAAGACCCAATCATATTGAGGATCTAAAATATTATTCGACAGTAAAATGATCCAATGCTTTTTTGGATCTTTATACATTTTATATGCAATATCTTCTGGTCGCTCTCCGTCTTTTACAGAATAATTGTAAAAGATGCTCGTATTGTTAATACTCTCAGAAAGAAAATTAACCTTTGCAATTATATTTGTGACTGCTTTCGGATTTGCAACACCCAAAGATGTTGAATATAACATTTTGGGAAAATTGGAAAAATATGACATTAGTATCCAGCCTGAATATCTTCTTTGGTGAGGATGATTGTTTCAGTAAACGTCAATTGGACTTGGGTTTCAACTGGCTGAAAATCTTCATACGCAGAAAATTGACCGCTTGGAGCATAATTGACGTCAATATTTGTAAGCACGCACTGAGCGATTCTTGGCATTTTTGTATTCGGTATCGCTGCGCCATTCGTCATTACTAAAAATTCAATCTCAAATTGAGATGGTGGAATAAAGTATCTTGAATTGTCTGTTGCACCTACGCCAACACCAAAAAAAGTTCCTGCCAATCCATCTTCACCTGATCTTTGATAATTTGGAGCGGCATGATAGCGAAGCGTGCGAATTATGCCTTCAATTGTTTCCGCTTCATTCGCATTTCTTGGAACAAATTTGAAGGTAAAGACAAACTCTCTATTCTTACTTCCCTTAAACAATACTTGAAGTTGAGGATTTAATGCATATCCAGAGTTATAAAGAGCCAAGTCAGTAATGTTTTGCCCCAACAATTGCACACCAGCAATTCGAGCATTCTCACCCAAACGAGCTCCAATTTCTGTAACAGAACCTGTCCCTAAAACTCCCAAATTACCAAGAGCATCTGTGACAGAAACAGCATCGTAATCATGACGATCAACGAAATTGAGACCATCTGGCATATAAAGATTAATATATGAGAGTGGATCAGTAACTACGTTTTGACTTCCAGAAAATCCAGAATCAAATGCATTTGCGACCGCAAATGCACCTGTAAGTTGCGCTGCAGAGACAGCAGCATCCCCCACAGCGTTTAAAGCACCAGAAGCTCGAGAACCTTTTGAGGCAAATTCTTCAACAACTCTTCCAACTACTGCACCTGCAGCTCCTGCAAGTACTGCAGTGACTGTTGTAGGATTTACAATATCTGTTCTAAGCCTCCCTTCTTGGGATGCTTTTCTAGAAAAATCTAGTGTATTCGGAGTTATAATTGGTACAGCATTCACATCTCGTATTTGACGAAAAATCAACAATCTCATCACATACTTAAATTGATTGTTGTTACCTAAATCTTGAGGATATGTCAGAACTTCTGCGCCTTCTTCAAACGTTTCCAATGCCTTTAATGGACCATCGAATTGTTTTGGTCGCTCAGCTAAAACTAACTCTCGTTCTTTTTTTGCTGGTCCTGTACTGCTTCGAGTGAGTGGTCCTGCCATTAAAATGTCCTATAAATAGTTGATGGCTTACAGTGGAAAATTTAGTCCGAAAAATACCAATAAATATTTAGGTGATCCTACGAACATCTGGTACAGAAGTCTCTGGGAACGCCGAGTCATGGTGCATTTGGACACAAATCCAAGTGTGATCGAATGGTCAAATGAAGAAATCGTTATTCCGTATTTATCGCCTGTTGATAATCGCTGGCATAGATACTTTCCAGACTTCTTTGTTAAGATAAAAAATCGAACTGGAGTTGTGGAGTCAATGATTTTAGAAGTAAAACCTAAAAGTCAGACTAAACCACCAGTAAAGAAATCTAAGATCACACGAAGATATATCACCGAAGTTATGACTTGGGGTGTAAACGAAGCAAAATGGAAGGCTGCATCAGAGTATTGTAAAGATCGTAACTGGACCTTTAAATTAATCACGGAACAAGAAATAGGTATCTGATGCCATCACTACTTGATAAATTAAAATCTGAAATGACCGCAGCGGGATTCCCGCCTCGATCTCAAAATGCTCGAGCATGGTTGTTCGGTAAGATATCTCAACTTAAAATTCCATCAAATCGTTCGAACATTCTAAACGATGCAAACAGAATTTCCCCTCGTGCATTCGTGGGAAGAATGTATTTCTTCCATTACGATCCGAAATATAAAGATAAACTTCCAGTTTGGGATAAATTCCCACTCGTTCTTCCGATGGAAATGTATTCAGATGGATTCCTCGGATTGAATCTACACTTTATTGATCCATACACTCGTCTGCTATTATTAGATCGTCTGCAGGATTTTATAAACAACGATAAATACGACGATACTACAAGATTTAGATTATCTTATGATTTATTGTCTAAATCAAGAAGATTTAATATGATTGAGCCATGCGTGAAGCGATATCTTTATTCTCATATTCGTTCGTCATTAATTTATATTGAGCCTAGTCAGTGGGAAACTGCAATATTTTTGCCAACCGAAAAGATGGTGTATAAAACGTAATGGAAGATCCAGTAAGACCAATTTCTCAATCAGCCATCAATTCAACAAATGGCACAACGGTTGGTAGCGTAGAACAACAAAGCGATTCTGCTGCATTAGCCGCTGATGTTGTTCAAGATGTTCCAGTAACATCTGATGGATTAGAAGAATTTACTACTCAAGGCAGAAACGAAAATTTCTCTAGTATCTCAGGTTTTCTGGCTAGAAATCGTGTTACTGGATTTTCTCGAAGCAATAGATTTATCGTTGACTTTCAACTACAAAAACTATTCTCAGAATTAAATCAACAAGATTTCTCAAATCTTCTCAGTTTTAAATGCGAGCAGGCAGAGTTTCCAGGAAGAGAGTTGATCACTTCAGACGCCAGAATTTACGGACCAAGTTATAAAAGTCCATATATGAGTGCTTATGGAGATGTGACGTTAACATTATTGTGCGATAACAATCTAATTCAAAAACAAATCTTTGAAACTTGGATGAGTATTATCAATACTCCATACTCTTTTGACTTTAAGTATAGAGAAGATTATGTTTGTACAGTTCAGATTACTCAGTATAACGAATTGAATCAAGCAATGTTCATGTGCCATCTCTTAGAAGCATATCCTGTTTCAGTTGCTCCGCTTCAAACTAACTGGGGTGATGATGCAGTAAACAGATTGCAGGTGACATTAACCTATCGTTATTGGAAATCTGAAATTCTTAAAACAAATGATGAGGCTGAATATCTAGATCTGCAGCAACAGCATACGATCAATCTTCAGCAGCCAAGATTTAATTTGATTAGCACTGGCGATCTCTTTTCTGTAGAAAATAGAGAACATCAAAGAAAGATCACTAGAGCAAACGAAGAAAGTAGAAATAATTTTAGAGCGATTGTAGACGAAATAATGATTGCAAATGAAGGTATATAATTGAGGAATAGTTATGGCTTTACCAAAAATTGATTTGCCAATTTATAGTGTGCACCTTAAATCAGAAAACAAAGATGTACGCTTCAGACCTTTTGTTGTAAAAGAAGAAAAACTTCTTATTATGGCATTAGAATCTAACGAACATAAGATGATTATTGATACGATTAAACAAGTCATCAATAATTGTTTAGTGGAAGAAATTGATCTTGATAGATTGCCAATGTTCGAAGTTGAGAATATTTTTTTAAATCTTCGAGCAAGATCAATGGGTGAAAAGGTAGAAATCACCTATGTCTGTCAAAACGTTGTTGATGAAAGAAAGTGTGGTGCTGAAATGGATTTGGAGGTGGACCTTCTTCAAGTTACAACGAAGATGGGAAATGTGAATCCAGTAGTGCAGTTGACTGACAATATTGGCATTAAGATGAAATATCCTACTTTCGAAACTGCTAAGAAGATTCAGTTAGAAAGAGATTTAGATTTGGTAATTAAGATCATTCGTGAGTGCACGGAATTTATTTTTGATAAAGAGCAAACTTATCCTGTGAGTGATGTTGATGAAAAAGAATTTGACGATTTCATTAACAGTTTGAGTCAAGAACAATTTGGAAGAATTAAGAACTTTTTTGATAACATTCCAAAATTGAGTTATACAGGAAAGGTTGAATGTCCAAGATGTAAGAAAGAACATGATGTTGTTCTGGAGGGTATTCTAGATTTTTTCGAATAATGCTTCGTGAAGAGAGTTTGAGGAGTTACTTCCTCAACAACTTCTCGTTGATGCAGTATCATAATTATTCTTTACATGAATTAGAATCGATGCTGCCATGGGAAAGAAAGACTTATATTTCTCTAGTCGCGAAGCACGTTGAAGAAGAAAACGAAAGAATACGACAGCAAAAAGAAAAATCTTCCTCTGATAGAGCAATAAAGAAACGTATGAGATAAAATGGCAAAGAAAACAGATCCAGAAATTGAAGAACTAAAAGAAACAGTTGATCAACTTAAAAAGAAGGTCAAGACTGTAGAATCAGACATCTACAGTCCAGAGGCACAGAAGTCATTTAGTGAATACACTGGATCTCGAGAAGAATTTCGCAGAGAAAAGAAACTCCGTGAAATTGCTTCAGGTAAAAAAGATACTGCAACATCTCAAACTCTACGTTTTGTTGCCGCAGCAGTTTTTGGGAATAAAGATCTAACTGCAATTGTTAGAGAAAGATTTCAAACAAGATATACAAAAGAAGAAATCGAACAAGCAAAGAAAACTCTTGAAGAGGAGTTTGGTGTAAAGAAACAAAAAGAGAAAAAGACTCTCTCACCGCAAAGATTAAAGAAAGAACTTAATGATGCACTTGAGCCAATTAAATCCTCAATCATGGGTTTATCAGTTGCTGTTGATAAGGTAAGTCAAGAAGTCTCATCAACAAATCGTCGTGTTAAATCTATTGCTGATAATTTAGTCGGAACAATAAATGATGCATTGACAGCACTAGCAAAAGGTAGAGGATCCCTTGAAAAGATTCCAGAACAAATGAAGCCTTTGTCTGTTGCTGATGAAGAAGGGAAGGAATATCTCTATTATCCAGATGCTCCTACAGGCAGACAATTATATGAGAAAAGTAAGACAGGCACTGCTGGTAAAATTGCAAGTAAAAAGATTCAAAGAAAATTAGACGCAGAAATCAAACGTCTATCTCGCGAGACTAACTTAAAGCCAGTTCGCTTCACTGGAGGAGATCCAGAAGTTGATTCAATTGTAGAACAAATTAAAGTTTTACTTGAAGAAGAAAGTATGTTTCGTAAAAAAGATATGGAATTGCTCGTCAAGGATTTAAAAGAATCGCTCATTAAAAAACAACCAAACAGCGTCTTCGATTTAGAGGCTGATGAGCAGCAAGCCATTCTCCAAAGAGCCATGGAAAAAGCACTTGATGCAACTTTATATGATGCTTTGAAGAGAGTGTTTAGAGATAATCCTGATTTATTGTCAAATAATGGATTTGATTTCCCAACTTTTCTTCCAGGAAGAAACAACAGAGTCCCAACTCCAACTCCTCCAGTACCAACACCACCTACACCAGATGGTGGAAAAAAGAAAATCCCAGAAAAGATAAAAGATGTTTTTCAAAAAATTCCTTTACCGCTTCGTGGAAGATTATTGGGTGCTGCAGGTTTATTAGGATTAGCAACAATTCCAACTATGGGTATATTTGACTCTCTTGATTTTAGTTTAAAAGAATCTGGAAATAAAGCCATTCAGAATATATCAAAGGGGTCTGTTCAAGACATCGCAACAGCAATTCAAGTTCCAAAGTATGGTGCATATACTCTTCAAGAATTAGAGAGAATGGCTGTTGATGATCCTTCTCTTAAGATAAAACTTGATAAAGCAAAAGAGATTGCTGGACTGAAACCAATCTCAAAAACGGATTTAAATCTTTCTCCACCAAAGCCAGCAGAAGGTCAGCAAATTGTTGACATGAATCAAAAGAGAATTGAAATTCAATCGGCTGATAGAGTTGAGATTCCTTCTCAGACAGTAAATCAAATCAACAATACGCAAGTCATTCCTGTGCCTTCTACTAAAAAGAATATTGAAGTGCATAATCAAGAGAACACATTCAATCGTTTATTGGCTCAAGAGTTCGATCATCCAGCAACATATGCTAATATGAATATGGGATAAAAAAAGGGGGACCGAAGTCCCCCTGAAAACATCTACGGTTTTCTAATTGAAATTACTCTGCTGCTAACTTCTCGAAAAACGCCATATCGTCGTCATCGACGCTGACATTTTCAGCAGTTACTTTCTTGGCTGGAGCAGAGCGAATGACAGGAGCGGCTGCTTCCTCATCATCAACTCGCTTGGCAGTTGCACCAGCAACACCACCAGCACCAAGAACCTTATCCAACTTCGCCTTGAGTTCATCATAGGACTTGAAGTTTTCAGGCTTCAAGAAATCCTTGAGTGAATGAGCCGACTTCCAAACCTGCTCAATCTTCGCATCTTCACCATTGTACAATGCAGCAGGAGCAGCAAACTCCGACTTGTCATAGTTACGATAGCCTTCAACGTTGCGAATCTTGATCTTGAAGTCTGCACCCTTCCAGAAGTCAAACGGATTCATTGGAGTCTCATCAGCAAACTGTGGCTCGAGTTGCTCCTTGATCTTGTCGAAAATCTTCTTTCCGAACTTGAACAAGAAAACCTTGCCTTCATTTTGCGGACGCTTGGCGTCAGAGATCACAAGAACGTTTGCAATGTACGTCAACTTGCGCTTTTGCTTGCGAGCAATTTCTTTGTTTGCTTCAATACCTGAGTTCCACAGAACAGTGTTGTACTCAGAAACAGGATCGGTCTTGCCAAGAGTTGTGAGAGAATTCTCAATATACCAACCACCTGGACCTTGGAAACCATGTGACCAGATCTGGACCCACGGAAGACCATCCTCACCGTCGACGGCTGGCGTATCGAGAAAACGGACAACTGCGTATCCGTTGCCAGCAGCATCAACTTCAGGTTGCCAGAAACGTTCATCGACGTTCTTGCCACCACCATTACCTGCTGAAGATTGCTCAACTGCTTTCTTCAACTTGTCAAGAGATGAACTCTTGTTCTTTAGACTTGATAGACTCATATGTATTCTCCGTATAGCGTTGTATTAAATGTATATCGACTTGTCCACTTTTTCATCATTACCATACTATTATATATCATTTTTTCTCAAAAGTAAAATCACAATCTTTTAATTTTGTATTCACTTTTATATATGAACAAAAATAAATTTACCAATCTTTCGATAACAAATGGAAAATTTATTGTTATTCGTTCTCTATAGTTAGTGCCTGTATTATACAAATAAGCATTTAACTCAAGATCATTATTTGCTATTGTGATTGCTGTTTCTAAGAATACAATCCATTGATCCCAAAATTTGTTGTTACCAATGTAGTAAGAACAATATATGAAATTATCTTTTTCAAAATGTTCTTTGTTTATATCAATATCATATCCCATTTTGTTTAAAAGACGGTTTGTGAAATCAATCATTCCAGGATGATGACAGTCGCCTTGAGTAAAGGGATTAGAAAATTTAGTCACCTCATCAAAAAATGGATTAACATGATAAACGTCATAATCTGGATTATTTAAAATTGAATCATAGAGTTGCTTGCCAGAAATTTTTGTTTTTTCTGCAAATCTCCAACTCAGCATCCCCCAATATCCATCAAAATGTCTATTCTTAGAATAAAGATCAAGTATGATTGGATATTCTCGAAGTTCTGGTTTATCATTAGCCATATTGTTATATGGAATGAACATTTTATCTAGAGAAGCGAACTGCTGTCCCATGAAGAAAGATTGATAGATCTTAAGGCGCATGATTCACCAAATAATCTTTAGTTAGTGTTTTATACTTATCAACGTTCACATTCAAGAAGGCACCATACTTGCGCACCTTTCTTGACACTTTGGGATAGATGATATCATCTGAAATCTTCTTGTCCCAAATTTGGATAAAGTTGAAGATGTTATTCAGAATCACAAGAGTCTCAATCGTTACATCTTTTTGGAGAAATGCCACTAACAATTTTGGAAATTGTCCATCTTCAACTTTAAATAGATTGTTAAACTCTTTCGGATCAGGGCAAATCTTTTGTAAATCTTCAATATAGATTTTGCTCATGGAATCGGTGGTTCGTTTCCAATCCCTATAAGTTTCTTCAGCCTGGTCTTCAAGCAATGACTTGGTCCAATTATCATCACTGTGTACAAAATTAGCAACCAGAAATGGAACCATTTCATCGTCGCGATACTTCCGCGCAAGGCGGTGGAATAGAAACTTGTCACGACGTTTTTGAAATGCATCTACTGATACTCGAGTTTTGCCATCATATTGAAAGAAGTTATAACTCTCTGACGTGAAGTGCAGCTTGATGGCTTGATAGATGCAATACAAATCGTAACCGTTCATGATTTAAATATCTGAAATGTTTGAGACTAGAGTAATTCTACCTTCTGCGCAATTATTCTTCGGCACAAAGTGCTCAATCCATGCATCGAATATTAATAACATTCCCTTTTTAGGAGGAATCGAGAATATCTTTGCATTATGCATGGTATGTCTTATGATTGGTTTGTTAATAAATCTATGATGTGGTCTAGAATCATCAAAGCATATTGGTGAAGATCCTTCGGGCGTTTGCAAATAAAATACACTTGAGTATGAACAGTTTGGGTGGAAGTGAGGCAGATGCTCGTCATCTTTTACCATTTCGCTCGCAAAGGTTGTGATTGATTTTATATTCATCAGATCATAACCCTTAATTCTGTTAAAGTTTTGAACATGATCGCATATAAAAGAATTATATAAACCAAATTCTTCTAAATTCCCAATACTTTTACTTGGGTCATAGTTGAATGTGCTTTTGTATTTGAAGATAGTAGATGCTGCGTACCTTTCGTCGCTGAGATATTTTTTCGCAAGTGGCAGCATCATATCTGCCAGTTCTACATCTTCCGCCACATACACTGATGTGGGGAAAAAATTTTCTATCTTCACATTACTCACAAAGGCAACTTACTTGATCTCGGTAAGAATCGTAACTCCATTGCTTCACCTTGAATGATGCTTTTAAGAGAATCATTAATTAGTGTAGCAGCAACTTCAATTTCTAGATTATTTCTTTCACAATATGAAGTGATTGCATCCATATGATCAATCTTTTCTGAAATTGCCAAGTTCATAATCATCATAGAGAAGTTATTCTTTTCTTCGCGGCTTGCCATTCTATTAGACCTCATATGCACTCAAGGAATTGTTCAATTGCTGAGTCACACGAACAAAAGTAGTTCGCTTGCTCAGTTCTTTCAATTCACTTGCCCCCACATAAGTACATGCCGAACGAAGTCCACCCAAAATATCTTGCATCGTAAGTTTCACCTCGCCACGATATGGAATCTCTACGGTCTTGCCTTCAGATGCTCTGTAATTAGCAACACCACCATTATGTAAATCCATTGCAGTATCAGAACTCATGCCGTAGAATTTATTTCCACCAAGTGGTGATGCACCACCTTCCTTGTGACCTGCCAACATTCCACCAAGCATCACGAAATCGGCTCCCGCAGCAAATGCTTTCACTACGTCTCCAGGAACGGAACACCCTCCATCCGCTATGATGTGACCCTTGAGACCATGAGCAGCATCAGCACACTCGATAACCGCACTCAACTGCGGGTAGCCGACGCCTGTCTTTTTGCGTGTAGTGCAAACAGAACCAGGACCAATACCAACCTTCACGATGTCAACACCTGCGAGAATTAGTTCTTCTGTCATTTCTGGTGTGACGACATTACCTGCCATCAATACAACATAAGGATAACGGTCGCGGAAATGGCGAACGAAATTTACAAAGGCTTGTGTGTAACCATTCGCAACATCAATACAAACTCTCATGTATCGATTTCCAACGGTATTGTATACATCATCGAATTTCTTTAAATCTTCACTGGAAGTGCCAAGAGAATAAATGGTGCTATCTAATCTTCGCGTAAAGTGACTAATTAATTCAGGCGCACCATAATGTTTAGTCAAAGCAACCAAACAATTATGTTTGGCGAACTCTAAATCCATTTCGAAAGTACCAACACCATCCATGTTGGCAGCAATAATTGGAACACCTTTCCAACTATTGCCACTTCTGAAAGTAAATGTTCTTTCTAGATTTACTTCGCTTCTTGAAGAAAGACTAGATCGTTTCGGAGTGATGAGGACATCTTTATAGTCCAACTTAACGTCTTCAATGATTCTCATAGAACCTCAATGATAAAATATATGATTGCCAATCTTGCGAATCAATTTCTTCTTTTCTGCCCAAGAAGGATCAACATAATCTGCGTGAAAATACTTTGCAGATCCAATTATACCATACTTCCTGTCTAAAATCAATATAGTCTCTGCAATTTGCAAGGACTCTTTCCATGCCGCACGATTGATAATTGCTTTCTTGCCTTCACACACCCAAGAAAATTGGCAAGTACCTTTAGTCTTTTGATAGACGACACCACAAACAGAACGAGGGAATTGCTTGCTCTTGACGCGATTCATCGTCACTTCAGCAACTGCAATTTTACCAGCCCGTGGTTCGCCCTTTGCTTCGAAGTAAATGTTCTTCGCAAGGCAATCGACCTCTCGCATGACTTTTTGCTTTTCGTCATAACTGAGTTGCAAGAATTTCATCTCGCGAGACATATCATTGACTTGGGTAGCAAGATATGTATTCTGAGTTTGATATGCTGACAGTTGAGCAGTCAGGGATGCTTCTTGTATTGCTAACATTCTGTATGGTATAAAGATTCCGAAAAATATTAGGCAGAATAATCCACCCCACATACAGAACAAATTGTGATTGCGATCAAAATATTTTTCAACATTATGTAATATATCTACTGCATTCATGTTTCGAGTCTCCATTATTGCAGTGGAAAGAAAAGGGTGGTGGTTCGCACCACCACCCCAGACCTTTCTGTTACCGAGCGGTCAACTCTTTGTACTCAATGTGCTTATTAGGCAGCGAGAGCCATAGGTGTA